CCGGAGTGGTACGTCAAGCTGGTGCGCGATCACCAGATCAAAGACTGGGGGTATGTGAAGAAGAAGAAATCATGACCGACACTGAGCAGGCTGAGTGCCAAGTGGTGCGGCATCCTCAAACCGGGCGCTACCATATTCGGCTCACTCGCAAGGCGGATGGCAAGTGGAACGTGAGCCGGGAGGGCTTTGCGACGGCTGCGGAGGCTCAGCAGGAGATGCTGGCGTGGATCAGGGAGAAGGGCGGAGTGCTGGAGCAATGACTGACCCCAACTTTGGTTGCCGTTGGGAGTACAGGGGCCAGCCGTGTCAGGTGAAGGGGGCAATCCTGCACGAGACTGCTAACGGAAAGAGCGAGGTTGTCGGCCTGATCGTCAATACTGGAGTTGGTCCCGACATCGAGGCGATGTTGGAGGAGCTGACTTACGAGGTGCCTAAATCATGACTGAAGAGGTTGCGGGGGCTGCAGAAGCTGAGGTTCCCGAGATAGCGCCGGAGCTGGCACCCGATGTGCTCCGGGCCATGCAGGAGGAATTGCTTCTTCGTAAGGAGCGCAAGCGCCAGTCCCGTCCTGGTGGGCTTATCGACTTCGTTAGGTATTTCTGGAGCATTCTTGAGCCCGAGACAAAGATGGTCGAGGGCTGGGTGCTCTATGCGATATGCGAGCATCTTGAGGCTGTTACGTTTGGGAAGATCACCCGATTATTAATTAATGTTCCGCCCGGATCGATGAAATCACTGATGGTTAACGTGTTCTGGCCCGCCTGGGAGTGGGGGGCGATGAACATGCCGCACACCAGATACGTGAGCTTTTCCTACTCCAGTGGTCTGACGGAGCGTGACAATGTCAAGTTCAAGAAGCTCGTTACTTGCGAGCGGTTCAAGGAACTCTGGGGAGAAAGGTTCTCGCTCGAAAAAGAGGGCGAGATCAAAATCACCAACAACAAAACCGGAAGCAAATTTGCTTCGTCAGTCAAGGGAATCGGCACCGGGGAACGCGGTGATCGGGTTGTCATTGACGATCCACATGATGTCCACAAATCGGAAAGCGATATTGTTAGGACAGACACCGTGCGTTGGTTCCGCGAGACGATCACCGACCGGCTTAACAACCTTGATGATTCAGCCATCATCATCATCATGCAGCGTGTTCATCAGCTTGATATTTCGGGATTCATCCTCGAACAAGGATGGCTCTACTGTCATTTGATGGTGCCGATGGAGTTTGAAGCAGGGCGCGAGCCGTACAACACCATAGGGTGGGCGGACCCGCGCACGGAGGACGGAGACTTAGCGTGGCCAGAGAGATTCTCACCCGAAGCAGTCGCGAAAATCGAGATCGAGAAGGGCTCGTTTGCCTATGCGGGGCAGTACCAGCAACGGCCTGCCCCGCGTGGCGGCGGGATCATCAAGCGGGAGCACTGGAGGCCTTATACAGCGGAGGTGTGTCCACGTTTTGGTGTCCCGTGGCCGAAATTTCCGGTGATGAGCTATACGGTCCTCTCGATAGACACGGCGCAGACCGAGAAGAAGCAGAACGATCCGTCAGCGGGCGTCGTTCTAGGCATCTGCCGCGACCAGTGGGAAAACCGCCGCGTCATGACCATGTGGTCGTGGGCCGAGCGGCTGGAGTTCTACGATTTGATCAAGAAAATCGAGGAAACCTGCCGCAAGTTCGTCGTCAACCGGGTGCTGATCGAAGACAAAGCGTCAGGCATTCCTCTCGCCCAGGAATTGCGGCGGCGTGGGATGAACATCAGTGAAAGGCTCGCGCAAAACCCGAAAACCAAGGACCGCGCTGATTTTGGGGTCCAGCTCCTCACTCCGGAAGGGGACAAGGTGGCAAGGGCATATTCCGTACAGAATCTGTTTGAATGCGGACTTATCTACGCGCCAGCGGAAGACAGCGGCAACGGCGAGTACCTCTTCAAAGACTGGGCGGAAGCGACCATCACGGAGCTAGCGGAACTACCCAAGGGCCAGCGCGATGATAGGGCCGATGCCATGACACAGGCGCTGATCCATCTGCGCACGATTGGGCTTATCACTCTTCCTGATGAGGACGAGCTCGATCTGATCAATGAGAACAAATATGTTGCCACGCAGCAGGCACTCTACCCGGCGCTTGGCTAAGTGGGTCAGGGAGGGAAGCCCGGAGGTGCGGGAGCTGGCGCTTGCGTTTATCGCCACACGCAAGGCGACAGAAGACAATCTGTACAAGGCGGAGTTCGATGTGTGCGCCAGCAAGGGCTCGCTTCCTTTGCCCCCCTCGCAGCAGAGCGCCGAGCTGCTGACCCAGTTCACGCAAGACGTGGATTTGCGGCAGAGCCGGGTGATCGATGTGCCTGACGGGGGAGAAACCGTGACGGTGCCAGCCGTAAACGGGCGTATTCTGGACCTCGACTGAAAATCGGCTGTATAGTGGCTCCCGATTCTGGAGCCACATCATATGGCTGCTATCAATGGCGGCGGGCTGAATGGCAACGGTGGGGGCGCTACTCCAACCGAGCACTACCGGAATCTTGACGACCCGCTTCCAGGATCATCCCCCCAGGCTCCCGAGCAAGAGGCGATCACTGTTGTCATTCAAGAGGATGCCGACAAGCCGCCTGAAAACATTGGCATTGAGCAAGCCGATGGCTCGCTGATCATTCGGCTGGATGGCCGCAAGCATCAGAACAAGGACCCCGCCGGAGCCAAGGTTCACGACGCGAATTTAGCCGAATACATCGACATCAACGAGCTGGGTCGCATCTGCGACGAGCTGCTTAATGGTATCGACGCTGATTTGCAGTCGAGACAAGACTGGATTGATCGAAGAGCCGCTGGGATCAAGCACTTAGCCCTTAAAGTAGAAAATCCCAGATCGCCCTCTGCGGACGCCGACACGGCGGTCGAGGGCCAAGCCACGATCCGTTCGCCCATCATGCTGGATGCCGTGATGCGGTTCCAGGCCAACGCCCGAGGTGAACTCCTTCCGGCGGGCGGGCCGTGCAAGATCAACAACACCACGCCTATCAGGACTCCTGCGCATCAGGCTCTACTCAAGCAGTCTGGGGCAAAGGACGATAGTGATGTTTTGGCGGAGGTTCTGGAGAGCCTCTTTAACCGTTATCTGACGGTGGTGGACAAGGAATACTATCCCGACACCAACCGCATGTTCTTCATGCAGGGCTTTGGCGGCTGCGGCTTCAAGAAGGTCTACCGTTGTCCTATTCGACGCCGTCCGGTGTCAAAGTCTGTGGATGCGGACGATATCATCGTCTCGGACAACGAGGTTTCACTCACAGAGTGCGGCAGGGTCACGCACCGGATACCGATGCGGCAGTCCTGGTTGCGGCGGATGCAGCTCGCCGGGACGTATCTCGACATGGATATTATGTCTCCGGCTGCGCCCGATCCGGACGAGGTGGAGCGCGCGGAGAAAGATGTCGCTGGGCTGAGCGTTTATTCAACACGTCCGGACGACTACAAGCACACGATCTACGAGTGTTACTGCGAGCTGGACATTGCCGGGTTCGAGCACAAGGAGAAGGGCAAGATCACGGGTCTTCCTCTTCCCTATCGTGTCACCATCGACAAAGACTCTCAGACCGTCCTTGAGGTGCGCCGGAACTGGCGGCGAGACGATGACCGCTATCTCGTTCGGATGCCCATCGTGAAGTACCCCTTCGTGGAGGGGCTAGGCTTCTACGGTATTGGGCTTCTTAACATCATGGGTAACGCCACGGCAGCGGCGACCACTGCGTGGCGACTGGCCCTGGACAGTGCAGCGTTCAGCTCCTGGCCAGGGTTTCTTTATTCCGAGACAGTCGGTCGCCAGGACACCATGAGTTTCCGCGTGGGGCTGGGTTCCGGGGTGAAAATCAACACGGGCGGCCAGCCCATTGGCCAGAACGTGATGCCGCTGCCGTATAAAGACGTGACCACGGGGCTGATCACGGTCACTCAGCACATCGAAGAGGAAGCCAGACGTGTCGGCGGCACGCCGGAGCTCATGGTGGGCGAAGGCCGCGCCGATGTGCCTGTCGGGACGACGCTGGCGATGCTGGATCAGGCGGTGAAAGTCCTGGATTCCGTCCACAAAGGGATGCACATCGCCCAGGCGGAGGAGTTCAGTCTTCTCCGCGATCTCTTCATCGAGGACCCGGACGCGCTGATTTGCTCTGATCCCTCGATTGAGCGTGAGTGGCAGAAGCAGGACCTCGTGCGGGCGCTGAAGACCTGTAATCTTTCCCCGCAGGCCGATCCCAACACGCCGTCACACACGATCCGGGTGATGAAAGCGGTCGCGCTGGTGCAATTGGCAACCTTGAAGCCCGACGATTACGACTCCAAGGCGGTCGCGCGCCGGGTGTCCACCATGGTTGGATTGGGCAACATCGATGACCTATTTGCTGAAGAGAAGCAGCAGGGGATGGACCCCAAGATCATGAAGGACATGGCTGAAATCCAGCTCAAGACCAAGGAGCTGGTGCAGAAGCAGTTGGATTCTCAGACGAAGGCTCAGTTAGAGCTCCTCAAAGAGAAGATGGACATGCTTCAGGAGTACATGAAGCTGACCAACAACCGCGAGGAGCGCCAGTCGCGGGAGAAGATCGAGGCCGCGAAGATGGCGCAGGAGCAGATGAATCTGGCGGAAGGCGCGCTGATTCATCCTCTCGCTACGCCGGTCGCGGAACAGTTCGTGCGGCAGTGGCCGCAGATGATCGCACAGCCGCAAGTACCGCAAACGCCGCAACCACAACGTCCTTCGGGGCGGATTATCTAAGAGGAGACACAGATGGCGCATCCTTATGCTTCACAGGCGAAAGCATCCCAGAAGCGTCGTCTGAGCGCGCTGGGCGCGAAAGCGGGCAAGAGCTTTGGCTCCAGCTCGATGTACAAGAAAACCAGCTATCCAGGTAAGGGCGCTGGGTCCTCGACCCCGATGACCATCTCGGGCGGCTCCAGCAGGAAGCGCGCCGATCAGCCCGCCAAGTTTGCGTCTGGTGGGTCTGTGAGTGGTGCACCGAAGGCCAAGCCGAAGGGGCATTCCACCACGAATATCATCATTGCCAACGGCGGTCGCAGCGGAAAGCGCGGCAATCGTGGCGGTGGCCTTCGTCCGCCGCCTCCAGCGATTGCTGTGCCGAAGCCTGTCCCAGTTCCTGTCCCGGTTGGAGGCGCAGGTGGCCCGCCTCCTGGTGCTGGTGCGGGGCCGCTTCCGCCTCCGGGATTGATGGGTGCGCCGTCTGGTCCGCCTCCTGGTCTTCCTGCTGGTCCGCCTCCGAGGATGGGTCCTCCCGGCATGGCCAGTGGTGGCCTCGCGGGTTCGAGCTATCACGACTGGGGCGAGGGCTACAAAGACGGCGGCGCTATCAAGAAAGCCAGTGGCGGTGCC